TCGGGGATGGTCATTACCTCGATGAATGATTCCTGTTCGAAATGTCTTCCTTTGAGAACTCCCTTCAGTAAAGTTAATACTGCAGGTAGTTCTCCGATCTTTTCTCTTATGACTCGGTACGTAACCGAGATACAGAACTGATTCTGCGAGCAAATAGCATTTGCCCACGGAATCGGTTCCCATATAATTCTTCCAATACCGAATATTTGTTTCGGCAAATAGATCGGTATTTTCTGTCTTCTAAGATTAAGACAAACATCTTGAATGGCACCAGCTACGACAAATAGCTGGTATACATTCTTACGTTTATCGTTTAAGACGTAATCTCTATCATTCGCAAGCAAAGTTACCTTTCCTTTCGGATCACTCGAGAAATCTCTTCTATCTTTCTGTACATCGATCACCGTAACCAATTTAGGGTGATCGAGGTACGGACATAGATTATTGTCTTTAAGACGGCACGATGTACGTGTTATGTGAAAGCGTGAGAGAGGAATTCTGATTATTTCTTCACAGTAGACTCCCCAGTCTTCTGTCAAGAATGTATCTTCCTCAGATATTTCATATCCTAGCATGGACGCAGCTTTTAAAAAGTTTTGCGTCCATTCTAGAATATCTTCAAGTTCATCTGCACCTAGTAACGACGAACCATCGTCGCCGTTACCTACGGTAACATGAATGACTCTCTTACTCGACATCTTGTCTGCATATCTTACACAGATAGGATGTACGAGAGATAAATTGGTTTTTGTTAAAGGTTTTCCCATCTCAATTCCATTGACGGCGGTTGCAACCTTGACTCCATTGTAATAAACATCCTTATCTCCAAGCCAGGCCTCTAAGGTCTCCGCTGTATAAGGATACTTGATTCTGTTAAGAAGTCTCCCGACTACTGCCTCAGCTGCTAGCCTAGGCGGATGATCGGTGGCTTCTTTAAAATCGAAACTTAATAATCTTGTCACTTTAGAGAAGATGACCTCTCCTCTAACAGCATCAAGATTATCAACTTTTTCTATATGATTCCACCCAAGTCTTCCGACTTGAAAAGAATCAGATAATTCGGGTAGCTTTTTTGCAAGCTCTATCGTAAGATGCGATAGAGGTTGTAAAAAACAATCGATATAGAATGACCCTGCAGTTACTCCGCGGACCTTTGCGGGACCACGTAAGTAAGTGACATTGACTTTTTTAATAGTCGGGTCTTCATTTCTGATCATATCTAGTGCGGCGTTGAAAAGTGCAGTACCTATCTCGCCGCCACTCGAATCGTCAGAGTACATTTCGTCAAGACATAAGTCTGCTTCCTTTGCAATTTCTCGAAGGTAGCCAAACTTACCATCTTTAACTTTTGAATTTTCGAGGCAAGCACTCGTCGAGATACTCGTCCGAAAATTATATTTGTTCCCGTCGATTAGCTGGTCTATGACCTCGTCAATCGACTCCAAGAGTTTTTTAGTAGGCTGGAACGGTACAACCTTTTGTACCATCTCAACATACTTTTCATGAAATTCTTTTATCATACCAGTACCAGCGAGACCGCTGGCTCTGGTTTGACAAAACATTCTGAATCTAAACATTTTCTCTCTTGAATTACCTTCTACTAGCGCATTCATACGCTTGCAGACAGGAATCAAGAAAGGATAGTCTCTTATGAATTGCTTATTTAAATCGATCTCGATCTTTTCAAAGCAGCATTTCATCAAATATTTCTTCATTCTCTTCATGTCTTTAACTACCTTGTCGTAGTTATAGATCATCTGAGAAAACAAACATCTATGAATTTTGTCCGTGTAGTTGTATATTTGGTCAAGACCTGTCCCGTTCCATTCGAGTATTACCTCGGGGAAACCAAGGATAGTTCCTGCCACAATACCATCTACAACGTTACACATCTCTTTAACTTTTAGCATAGGGTTATTACCCTTTGCTAAAAGTGTATAGAGCTTTTCTCTCACAGGCTTCTTCAAACCACGATACCAATACGTGTGTCTAAGAAGTACATCTTTGATCTTTTTCGGTTTCAAGTATTGAATCCGAAAAGGGTCAGAGAATATGTTTTTATATTGATAGTCAAACTCGAGAGGCTTCCCCTCGAGGTTCCCTATCAAAAGTGAACTTACAGTTAACAATAGACTTCTGAAGTCTTTTGCCAACTGTATGTTATCGGCCTTATCACCGCGGGCATTCGATGCTAGCGGAATACAGCCATGTTTCATAACCAGTATAAACCGG